CGTGAACATAAGAAACACGGAAATCCTCTTGTTATTCAAGAAGAGGCTCTTATTCACCCAATCCGCCGTGAAATTAACCCCAAGTCTTTCTACCAGCTGTGCTATCGGAGGCAAGAGGTCTTCGTGCAGTTTGGTTCGGCCGTCGCGACAGCATATGGTTTCCTCACCGCCAGGCATGTGTTATTTGACACTACTGGTGGGCCCAGAATTCCTTTTGAGGAGGTTGTCATACAGGCTGCGGACGGAAGTGTATCATACGTAGATGGTAAGACTGTGAACTGTCCGAGGAGTGAGCAAATGTCCCCTGGTCAAGATCTCGATTTCTGCAAATTCCGTGCTGTCGATGCTGAGTTTAATAAGTTGGCCCAACATAAAGATGTTCGGGTTTCAATACGTCCGCTTCGAAGTGAAAGCAAGGTAATGCGAATGCTGAGGTCCCCAAGAGACAAGATGGTCGGTGAAACGGTCCCTGTTGTTGAGTTCGGTGAATTAAAACGCACCAATCTCATCACCGGGGTCTGTGACACTAACCTCAACACGATCAAACGCGATTCCGGATCCCCCGTCTTCGATGATGAAGGCCATTTAGTTGGTATTCATAAAGGAGTCAGGGAAGATGGTAGCGCGAATGTTTTTGTTTTGCTCTTTCCCAACCGTGCTAATCCCTGGTTTGTCCAAGCTGAGCCTTTAAACTAATTGTCCCCCTGTACACCGAGTTGTTCGACGTCTATGAGTCTTCGTTTGTAATTAAGAAGCTCACGAACGGAATACAGGGGGATTACCAACCACCGGCTAATGTGGAGTTAATGGACTTAGTTCGTGCGAGAGATGAAGATGGGCTTCAAATCCCGTTTGGTTATGCTCCGGCTGTCTTTTCGCGAGATATGTTGGAGAATGACTTTCGGAAGAATCTTCAATCGTACGAGTGGTTTCCAGATGAGAAGGCATGGAGTGTAGCTACAGAGGCTTTTGGTGTGATAGTGACTGGGTCAATGCGTGGTAAAGTCCGTGAGGTTGAGTATGCCGTGTCCTGTATGGACAAGACAACCTCCCCAGGATTTCCGATGAATATGAAATACAAGGCCAAAGGCCCCGCTTGGTGTGGGGATGAGGCCCTGATTCGAGAGATACTTCGTCAGATTATCACAACCGGTCGCTTCGACGTAATGTTTGAGTATCGTCCAGGTAAGTTTTTTCGTTGGAATCATATCTACTATCAAGTTTCTCCGAAAGGGGAGCTTCGTACTGTAGACAAGCTTCTTAACGAAGACCTGGCTAAGCGTAAAACTCGGACTTTTATGTGCGGTGATATAGTGCTCTATTTACTCACCGTCATGTTATACGGCGAACAACATGCCAGTTTCCTCGAGATGGCGTCGGGCAGCGATTGGTCTGCTGTAGGAATGAACCCATGGTATGGAGG